AAGGATAATTAACTGCAGTCTTTGCTGGACCCTCTTTTAGTTTGTCCCACAAGTCTACACCTGCAATGATACCGTCTGGCGTGTATCTCTCTGCAGACCACCAACAGTTCATAAACTCATCAGTCTTATTTGCCATTAGATAGTCGTTAGCGTCTTTTAGCTTGAGCTTCATCACTTTAGCTTTAGGTGCTAGTAGCTCTGCTATCTTCTTGGAGGCTGTTTTTCCAACTTTATCATTATCAAAACATATAACTATGTTCTCAAAGCCCATGAGAAATTCGAAAGACTTCTCTATGTCTTTTATTGCACTGCCAGCACCATTCTTAATAGAGACAACAGGCCACTTAGAACCCATCATCTGGTAGGCAGAAAGAGCATCTAGTTCTCCTTCACATAGTGTGATGTACTTACCTTCTTTTCTACAAGTGTTCTGACCAAACAGTGTGGCTTCTTCCCACTCACCGTTTGTAGCGAAACTCTTGCCACCTTCCATATCTGTTAATCTAATCTTGTTTGCTACCCACTCACCTTCTTCGTTGTAGTAAGGATAATAGTGTTTAAACCTATTGGTAGTTACTGTAACACCATATGTCTCGCAAGTATCTAAAGATATGTTACGTTCTGGTAAAGCAACAACCTCACCGTGGCTAAGTAGATTAGGTTTCATTGGAGTGTGTTCCATCTCTATAACCTCCTCCTCTTCTTCCTCTTCTTCGTATATCTCATCTGGCGGTGGATGAAACTTATCACAAGAGAAACATTTAGTGCTTCCGTCCTCATTAATAAGTAGAGCGTCACTGCTTCCGCATTCGCAGGGTTGATGTGCTTTTCTAGATACCATTTGTTTTCACCGTTGCTGAAAGTATACCGTTAATAAATATAGATAAAGCCACACTATTAATAACAAGTAAAGCTCTATCATTCCACACTATAGAAACGTAAGTCCAACCTAGTGTACCTAACAGATGAAAATAAAGATTAAAAGGAAATATGTTTTGGCTTGTAAGTGTCATGCCTAACATCAATATGATTGATGAAGCCCACTTTATATACCACGTTAAGTCTTGTTCCCTTTCAGCTTTTGCCATCAGATTAGCAGTTCTTCAACTCTAGGTTCCTTTTCTACGTGTGTGAAATACACTGGCCCATTAGCATACGAAAATGCTCTCAAGCCTTCTCCATCGTTAGCATCCTGCCAACATTCAATCTTATAGTCACAAAAGAAACAGTTTTTGTCAAGTATCCTGTTTCCTTGTTTTCCGTCTGGACGATCATCATAACATTTCTTTGGGATCTTCTTGCTCTTTACCAGTTCCTTTAGATCGTTAACTCTTTTCCCTGCATCTATCATTGTTAGTTCGTCTAGCTCCAACATTGTCATATCTGCATTACTCTTATTGTACGCAAGAAAGTAACCATTCTCACCATCTTCTGCTTGAATGTAACCACTTAACTGTGCAACGTAACCAAAAGGATCATCAATGTATAGAGTGTTGTCTTTGAATTTCTTGAAACCAAAGTCAGATGCAGATTTAACATCCACTAAGATACCGTCTATCTTGCAGTCAATGTGTCCTTTGATACCGTTCACTACTACTTCTTTTTGTCTATCTGTTACAAGATGACCAGATTCCTGAACAAGAAATAACAGAAAAGACTCAACAAGATTACCAAAGAAGAACTTCAGCTTGGTTTGTGCGTCTAGTTCTTTTTGTGTTCCTTTGTTGATGTCGTACCACAGCTTACGATCTTTCTTACCAATAGAGGACATACGTAGTTTACCTTTGTTCTCTCTTTTCTCAGTAGAAAGAAAGATACCTATGTCTTCACGTAAAGCATTAAAGAACTCCTTTAAGTGCTTCTCATTAACGCCATCTTTGCCTTCTTCTAGAAGCTTGTGTATGTCTGGTATCAGTGTAACGATGTCTGCCATGTTTACCTCGTTTATAAATTAAATGTGCTAGTAGCCCCAACTACCCCTCGCTCTAGCACCGATAGATCCTATTAACTATCCCTACCTACTTTTAGAAAGATCAGAACTTATAAACCCTCAAAGCTCTTCATCATTCTCCCCAGATTCAAACTCTATATCATCTACCTCTTCTGGCTCTAGTACATCAGTAGCACCACCAGAATAAGATACAAGCTTAAGAACCATCAAGGAATTTAGAGAAGCACTAACACCTGACTTCCCTTTAAACGTCCAAGAGTAAGGACTAATAGATGCCTTAATCTTAGAGCCATTGCCAATAAGAACAGAACCGTCCATAGGTTCAGCATTATTGTCCAACACCTTCGGAGCGTACTTACTAGCTTTAGCTGTAATATACGAACCATACTCTTTCTTATCGTCTTTACCTCTTTTTATGGTAAGACCATGCTTTTCCAGATCCTTAACAGTTTGTTTGTCAAGATTACAAATATCAACTTGATACTTACCTGACAAATCGTTTACGTCAAAGACTGAGGCCCATTGAGCCGTTCCTCGTACAATCATAGATTTATCCTTCCATGTTATCTATGTTTCAGATTTAAGTAGCTTACTACACTTTCTTTTTAGTGTCAACAACTTTATTCCAATAAATAATATTTTCTATATCATCAACAATGTCAGTCATTAAAACCTTGCTGATAACATCTTTACGAGTCTTGCGTCTGTATATTTTGTAGAGAGCTTCGTTAACATTTTTAACAAAAATAGGAGCAACAGCTTTCTCACAGAATTTTGTCAGTTCCACTCTGTCAACTATTACAAAGTCCTTCTCTCTTTCAAACGCTATCTTGTCAGCTTCTCCATACAACCAGCCTTTCTTGCCAGCAACGTTATGAAACTCTATCCATACCATTTGATCATCGTACCACGTATCGTTTCTCCTAGACTTCTTCCTTGCTTTTACATCTACAGAGAAGTCAGCTAAACCTCTTTTAGATACAAGATAGAAATCAATGTGTTCTACTATGTTACTATAGTTTGTAGATTCCTCAACAATGTATCCGTTAAGTTCTGCCAATTCAGCAAATGTTTCTTCTGCTTCTTCTCCGTGCTTTAGTTCTAGTGCGTACTTGCCCATGTCTTACCTACCTTTGCGTCTGCGTTAAGTTCTAGTCTTACACCAAGAAGCTTTCCAGCCTCTTGCATCATCTTGTCAGCACCTTCAATCATCTTATCTACATCACGATTATGTACCTCGTATTGTAGCTCATCATGTATTGTGTTGACAAGTCGAGCATCTAGCTTGTGAAGCTTTATATAATGGTGCATACTTATACTCCATTGCTTACAAGATATAGCTCCAGCACCTTGCAACAGTGTGTTCAATGCTGCATGTTGATGCCTTATGAATATCCTTCTACCATCTAATCCTTTAACGTTACCTCTTTCTGATGCTACCTGTACTCTGTGTATCAGCTTCTGCAAGGATGGCATGTTACGTAGGAACTGCTTCTTTAACTGTGCGCCATCTCTAGCTGTGCCGTTTACCACTGTGCCTAACTTCTCTGCACCTGCACCATATAGAAAGGCATAGATAAATGTCTTTGCTTGCGACCTTGTACCTAATCCTGCGGCTTTCTGATTAGCAGTATGAGGATCACCATGCAACACAATGTCCATGTAGTCCTCATCATTCATGTAGTGTGCTAACATTCTAAGCTCCAAGCCTTTAGCGTCCATACCAACAATACTATAATTGTCAGCATCTTTAACAGTAAAACACTCACGGCACTCTTTCCCATAAGGTTTCTCAGACGATACAACGTTAGCCATGTTAGGCTCAGAGTGTGTCATACGACCTGTTACTGCACCAAGTGTAAAGACCTTACCATGAATGCGATTGTCAGTTCCACAAAACTTCAGCCAACTCTCTACAGTCTTCCAACGTGATTCTAGCATCTTCCACTCTGCAAGTTTCTTAGCTGACTCTGGTGCGTTGTCATCTATTGTTTCAAGATTACGTTCACATATCTTTGGAGAACCTTTTGGTGTAAACATGACAGGTTTCCATCCACAGGAATCTAATCTCTCAACAATCTGTTTAGGGCTTGCAAGATTAAATTCTTCAAACTTAATCAATGACAATGCACCTCCTACAGTCTCACAAGGATTGTCAAACGTATTTAAACCTACAGTAGACATTGTACCGTCTTTCTTTATCTTTGGTACAACCTCACGTACAAACTTGGGCTTTGGTTTAAACTCTTGTTTGATCTCATGTTCTATCCGCTTGGCTCGGTAGTAGGTTTCTTCGTACAAATTGTTAGCCTTCTCTTTATCAAGATAGAAACCATGCTTAGATTGTAAGTTAATTATGTGTGCTATCTCGTGTTCCAAGACTATAGATTTGTCAGAGAACTCAGAACCTTCGCGTCTAAGATGCAAGTAAACCTTTTCTGTCAGTGCAACATCACGTTTACAGTACCTCACCATCTCTTCTGAATACTTGTCAAACTCTGAAAAACCTAGCTTGTCAAACGCAAGACGCTTACCCCATTGACCTAACGAATGACCACCATCTCTATCAGGATTAAACAAACGTGATAGTATTAACGTGTCACGTACTTGAGACAACGTTATACCAGTATTCCACAGTCTATTAAGTATAGGTATGTCGAACTCTACGCCATTGTGTGTTATGATAGTGTCAGTCTTTTGTATGAATGACAAATCTTCTGGTTTAGTTGCAACCACCCACTCATTGTCACCTAGTGTCTTAACACAAACACACCAGATAACTTTAGCATCAAGACTGTCTGTTTCTATGTCTAATGTATATGTTGTCATCTCACTGGCTTCCATGTTGCTATGTTGTCAGGATGCTCTACTACAATGTCAGAGTTAGGACAAGACTTACGTTTCTTGCCATCCTCAAACTTTTTGTCAGAACATTTACAGCTATCTAATTCTGTATAAACGTTCTTATCTTCATCTACTAATGCTTCAAATAGTAACGTTGAGTCACACTCGTTGCAATACCATTTAAACTTTGCCATGCTATACTCTCCTTTGTGCTACACATATTGTGTCGTTGTGGACTCCACCATGTGTTACTAACATTATCTCTTCGTACTCAAAGCCTTTCTTACCTACGCCCATACTGTTCCATCCAAAGGATAACACCATACCACCTTGTCTTACTAGAGGACGAATACGGTCTTTTATCTTTGTATAGAATGTAGATTGAGTATCTTGTTGTGTTGCTTTGATACCTACTTCAGTAAAACACTCACTAACTTGTCTTACACTGTATGGTGGATCGTAGATAATAACGTCTGCTTCTACGTTATGTTCTTGTAGCATATCTAAGAAGTCTTCTGCTCTCATATTGTGCATTGCCTCAGTGTTTGGATTAAGATCATTTGTTATAGTTCCGAGCTTACAATTTCTAGCAAATGGATCTACTACTACTTTATCTTTTATTGGATTAATGTATCGTTCCATAAACAATCTAATTGGTTTTATTTCTGAACACGCTTTGTTCGGCATTGCGAATGTTTGGCTGAAATCTGTCATATTTTGTTCCTTTTTCTCTTTGACTATTTAATAGTTGACATGCAAACTGTTACTCTGTATACTCCACTCAATTTCAACCTGTCAAGCATTTTTTTTAGAAAAGGAAAACATAATGCAAAATCGACCATACTACTTTAACAATCGTTACACAAAAGAAGTAAACCACATGGACTTCAAAAGAAACATAACTGAGACTGTAGGCTCACGTTTCTTCACTGTTAAGTTTACTAAATTAAATGGTATAGAAAGAGTGATGACTTGTCGGCTTGGTGTAACAAAACATTTCAAGGGCGGTAATTCTTTTACTGCACCAGAATATATCACTGTGTGGGAACCTGCTACAAAAGGCTATCGCAATGTTAATCTTGATACAATGCAATGGATAAAGTGTCGTGGTGTTAAAATGGATGTAGCGATATGAGTGTACAGAAACAGTCTAAGACTGCACCAATACAATGGAGTTACGATAAGTATCTTACACCACAAGAGTTTATTGTACAACTATATGAGCTTATTAACGACCCTCTCGACAATCTAATGCAGATGGATGGAGATATGTACTTGTCAGATTACAGGAAGCTTATGGATGCAAAGTGGCGTATGCACCATGCAATGCGAGACTTGAAAGAGAAAGGTGTAATATGACCAATAAGAATAATCCTGATGTGGCTGTAGAGAGTTTTAAGGCTGTTATGGACGTTATAAGAGATTTGGACGAAGAGTGCCAAAATGATCCTCAGTCTATGCTTAGAGGGGCTTTACACGCTGTATGTAGTGTAGCTATGCTCCGCGCACCATCCCCTATGATAACGATGAACTTCCTGCTTACAGAATTACAGCATTTTTCGTATGCTAGTTGTGAGATTATACCTGACGAGGCAGAATGGAAGGAAGCATTACTTTCATTAGATACTATAAAAGACGATGTAACTGGAGGAGAAGATGACGATGAAACAATGCACTGAAGATGAGGCTACAACGTTGTGTCCTAAGAAGTTTAGAGATGACTTGCAACAGATACTTGTAAGACACTTTGGTTCTTCGTGGGAGTTTAAATGGTCATCAGAAGAGAGGGGTTTTCACATGAATGTGTGGGTTTGGCAAGAGGAGGAAGACAATGCACAAAGTAAGTAACAAAGTATGGGACTACGATGCCATAGATAGACAACGTAACAAGGATTGGAATGGTATCCACAAACTTGTTACAGACCACGCAGTAGAGAAGCGTGTAACAGCAGATGAGATAGCAAAGCGTAATGCTATTTTCTACAATCACAAGGAGATTAACAAGCCATGATTAGGATAGTAGAGGACATAGCAAAGAATGTTAATTCTTTGTTCACAGATTGCAGTAATTGTCATAAAAAATTAGAGGGAAATGACCCAGTATTTTATGATCTTAACTGGAAACCGTCTTATGAGATACCACCTATTCATTTTTGTAGTGATAAGTGTTCAAAGGAGATTAACTAATGAACTGTTGGCACTGCAACACAACGTTGATATGGGGTGGCGACCATGATATATCAGAAGAAGATCCTGAATATGTTATAGCTACAAATTTGTCATGTCCCAAGTGTAACAGCGAGGTACATGTGTATTTACCAAAGGAGAAAGAAGATGTCAGATAAAGAAAAAGACAAAGAGTATTCTATAGCTGTTTGGGACGTTACATTCTATTTGATTGATAAGGAGACAGATGATCCATTGTTGAATGATGATGGCAGTGTAAAAGAGTTTCATGCCGATCAGCACATCGATTGCTCATATTTGTCAGACGGTTTGTCAGTTGAGGACTTAGAAGAAATTGTCAGCAATGAAATTGTCAGCGAATAAATTGTCAGCCTCTAGAAAAAGGAAGAAAGAATTGTCAGCCATTAGATTGTCAACCTACCTTCCAGTTAAAATTGTCAGCATTGAAACCATCATACTGCTTTTGATTGTGGAGATCGTTCTTCATTGCTGTGAGTTAGCCTTTGATATTACACAGCATTTTCTTTAGGCTATCTTGTGTTGTACTGGTGTAACGTAAGACTTTTCTACAGCTACGTAACGTTGTAATAAAAGTATTTGACACTGATTTTTAGATAGAGTAGGCTGTTATGTGTAGAGACATCCACACTGATATGGATGGTAGGTAGGTAAGGTCAATTGCGGAGATTTGACTGAGGTGGGTGTTTCTACATTTTTTTAACATTTTTGAAAAAGGAAAATAGTATGAGTGATTTTGCAGAGAGTTTTATGAGTGATTTTTTCAACGCTTTGTCAGAGCCTAGAGATCGTAAGCCGTCTGGTAAACCAAGGATACTGTCTAAGGTTCGTAACGGTAAAGGTTGGTTGTGGCATTGCCAAGATACAGACACTTATTGGCGGTCATTGAAGTCTTGTCGTATGTTATCACCTACAAGCCAACGTGTTAACAATCCTAAACATCTCGTACCTTCTAACATTACAGTACAAGGTACATAACATGGGTAAGAAGAGGTCTCGTACACCATATACTTCCAAGGGCCAAAGACGTAGTGTTGCAAAAGACACTACTAAGGCTGTTCGAAGACAACGTCCTAGTATGGAGAGGACGCTTAACCAACAACGTGCGTTTAGAGAAGGACGTAACGTTGTACTCACTGTTCCTAATACTACTGGCAAGGATACTAAGAAGCATGCAATGTTGCGTGTTAAGGCTAGTACGTTATGGAGCAACAAACCCTACACCATTCAAACGTAAGGAGATACGTGTTATGGAATACACTGATGAGCAAATTCGTGATATGTTACGTTGTGCTTTTCTTGACGGTAGAATACAAGCACTAAAAGAAAGAAGTGCAGAGATCGCTAAAGAAATTGAAATCAAAAAAGAGAAGATAGCGAGGTTACAAAATGAGCCATCAAGCTAGAGACTATGCGAAAGATTATTCCATAGCTGTGTGGGATGTCAATTACTGGCACAGTACTAATGATTTGTGTGTTAGTTTTTATCTGGTTCATAAAGATACTAATGACCCACTACTTAACGATGACGGCTCTGTAAAAGAGTTTCGTTCTGATAAGTATATTGATTGTTCACACTTGTCTGAAGGGCTAAATCTTAAAGACTTAACAGAAGTAAAGGATATTGAATAATGAGCCATCAAGCTAATGACGAATTACGTGAGAACCAACACAATGAAGCACCAGTGCTGTATCACGTATATAGGTATCCTCACGGTATCTCTTTGAATGGTAGAGAGTTTCTACTTGATGATGCAGGGGATACTATGTT